AAGCGACTCGACGAACTCGAAGCACGTCGAGAGCTTGAAGCGCTAAACAGCTCGAGCACCCATTCCCGCACGGCCACGCAGTCTCATAAATTGAACACCGTAGTTTGAAAGACTTAACCAGTCGTTAACGGTACGTTCCATCGCCGTTACACGATACGTAACAGACTCGTCGCGTATTGACTTAGCCGCAACGTTTAAACGCGCCGTGGGGTTCACTGAGGTCGGGTCGGTTGCTCCCGCACCTGTCGTGTACTCAATACTTAACCAGTGCGCAGCGAACAGGAACACACCGCGACGCTTGAAGTTTTGACAGTCTGTTACATCAAACACGCCCCAACCGCGCCCACCGCATTCGGGGAACGCTTCACAAAACGCTTCGGTTACTACTTCGTCAGGCCATTTTGTTTCGTCGCTGAACGCTGGTTTAGACGCTCGAAACGCCGCTAATATTTCAGGTGTTATTTCCACACTCATGTCGGAATATCCTCGTTTGGTACGTCTAAGCCACCGTCGTACATTTCGATACGTACAGCAATGTCTTGAATTTGTGGATCTGCGCTGTAAAACTTTAACAGATAACTCGTGTTAGCAGCTAAAATATAATTAGACCCGTAAAGCGCGTTAGGTGCACCGCGTGATTGTTGTGACGTTGGCCCAAGTACGTAAACAGTCGGTGCAAACTTATCACCCTCGTCAGTCAACGTAAAACCTGTCAATAACTCCACATTGGGCGTTGTCTCTACGATACCGCACGCGCTGTACAATGGATCGTTCGTCCCACCTGTATAAACTGGATTTTCGAATATATCAGCTATTACAGTCGTACCTGTGTGTGCAAACTCACGGGACTTTAAGTCCACGGGGTTATCACCTGTCACGATTATAGAGTAGTAAACACCCGCGGAATTAATCGCACCGGTGCTTGTCGGCGCGTCGAGTATGAGTCGAGACGCACCCCATTGACGACCACGCTTTTTATTCATCTCGTCGTACGACTGCGTACAGATGGCTTTAAACCCGTTAATAACCCTGACAAACATTCCGTCTATCGAGTTTTTAAATTGCCACGGTGTTAACATCACATCACCTCGTTACTATGTGGGTTAAAGTGCTGCATAACTTCACGCAGCGGCTCAACTTGCAATATAACCCATGATTCTAATCCGCTATTAATATGCTCGATAACTTCACTAGATGATGACAACTCAACTATTCCGCGCTCTGCATAATCAGCTTTTAACTGCTCCGTTTTTGCATCAGCAAACACAAGCACTCTGTGATTTTGCACAAGTGGCGCGTGTGGGAATCGCTGCGCCAATTCATCTACCCACTGCTCTTGCGGTATTGTTGCGTATGTACTCACGGTCTAACCTCCCACTCGTCGCCGGTGTAATTTAGCATAGTTGCGTTTATGCTGCCCACTGTTGCGAGCTGGGTAGCGCCTTGGGCTTTGTTTGTTAGTGTGATTTGGTTTGTTAGTACCCCACCAATTTCTACTTCAAAGTCTGAAATATAGCCCGCAAAATAACCCCCGCCAAATTCACATAGCACATCTATCAAAAACTGACCGCTTACCAGTGATAATGTAAATGATTGCTCGTCAATATCAACATAAAAACGACCCGCCTCTCTTCTCAGTGTAAAAGATCTTTCTTGGCCATTTCTTACCACTATAGATGAGTATGGTGCACCACCAATAAACGACCCAGCCAAATTACCTTGGATGTTATTTGTTTGGCTTTCAGGTATTAACCTCAACCAATCTGAACTATCAGCAGATCTAAAAATACCCTCGTAGTTATCTCTTGACCCGTTTATTTTAAATCGTATAGCGCAATCAGTGCTTGCGGGTATTGTTATCGGGGCGCTCAACTGCCATGACTTAGTAACCCCATCTAGTCTAGCCACGTACTGAACAGCACCACTCAGAGCACCAAACGCGACTTTTTCAAGTGTAGGTAAGTCTCCAGCGATGAAACCCATTACACCACCTCGACAACTTGTACAGCACTACCCGAAACGCTCCAAGCCCATAGGCCCGAATCACCTTGTGTATTCTCGCCGCTTTGACCTGTTACGAGTAACGCGCCACCCGAAACACCCATGGTGGGCGTAGTAGCTCCGACATGTACTCGAACATCACCGCTCGCCACGTTTTGAACACTTACTTTTGTACCGACTGTTATACCTGTCTCGGCGTATAAATTCACAGGTGTTTTAGCTGGTAATACTACGTCCGGTAATGTATCAGACATGTTTCGTTCTCCAAATATAAAAAAGGGCTACACATAGCAGCCCAATAGTCAGTCAACTACAAATTGTTACTCGTCCGCAGCTTCAAGCTTAGCGACTAAATCGTTCTTGGTGTCACGTGAACCGACTTCGATGCCACGCGCTTCACACTGTGCGACTAGTTGCGCTTTGTCGAAGTCTGCGTAAAGCGACTCACCACTGTCGGCGTCGTCAACGTCACTAGCACCACGCGGCTTTAAGTCTGGTTTAACTGGACTACCTTGTAATTCTACTTCGTCCACCATCGCAGAGTGTGCGACAAGTGAACCGTTGTCGATTAACGACTTTACAAAAGCTGATTTACATAATTCGTTAGGTACTTCAACAGCAGGGTTTTTACCTGGTTTGATTTGATACTTAACGCTGCGTTCGCCTTTTTCGTTTAATGGACCATTTACGGTAATTAAACGTGCTGAATTATTTTTCAATAACATGATATTAGCCCTCGGCCCAATGGTTAGTATAACTCGTTACGGTGGGGCGGGCCTTCCCCTTATTCGTCCGTAACGAGTTAATTAGTTCTAAGTGTGGTCGCGGTACGCTGCGCTGAACGGATAGCGGAACTCAACACCTGAGATTTTGTACTCACACGGAACAATAACCGTTAGGTTTTTATTCTGTGGAGCTAGTGGACGCCATGGAATAGGGTTAACCATACCAAGATTGTCGTCGTTAAGTTCGTACGCCATCATACGGTCTTTACCGCCGTTTGACACACTGTTAGCCGCTAATACTGAAGCGCTAAGTTGTAAACGTGGGAAGATGCGAAGCTCTGCGCCTGTCATCGTAGTGTACAGGTTGTTCTTTTTAAAGAACTCTAAGATTGTCGTATCTGTACCGCTGTCCATACGCTGCGAGCTAATCTGTGCGTAACGTGCTGAGTCAAGGCCAAACGCGTTAGCCACGTGAGTATTCGCAGAGTTAATCCACACTTCGATTAGTAGGCTGTTCATGTCCGCTACGATTTCTTGACCGGTAGCAGTCGCCCAGTTTACTGTTGAGTTATCTACAGCAATGTTAGGGTTGTTAAACAGACCTGTCATGTTACGTGCATCATCACCGAAGTAAGCCACACGTTGACTGTGCTCTTGTGAACCACGGAAGGCCGCACGACCTTTGATAGTGTCGATAGGCATACGCATTTGCTGCGTTTTACGAAGCTCGTCAAGTGAGTAGTCGAACGAGTTACCAGCATAACCAATCGGTACACTTGTTTTGTTCGCGCTAGCTTGCACGCTCGGTAGGTCGTCAGCGCTTGAGCCGATGAATTTACCAAGTGTTACGGCATCGTACGAAATGTAATCCCACGAATCAACGTACTCGGGTACAGACGTATTTACCGGCACCATCTCTTCGAAGTTGATATTTGTGTATTTAGCTTCGTAAATCTTAGCTTCTAAATTAGCAAGCTGAGAGATATAGAAACCCATACCGTCGTCCATAGTTTTAAGGCCGTCGGCGAACTGCACAGTTTGACCCGCTTCCATACCTAAGCGTTCGGCTGTGTCAGCGTCTAAAGTAAATGTATGTTTCATGTTAGCCACCTAACCCTAGTGAAAGTTTAACAAGGTCGCCAGCATCACCAGCGGTCAAGAATTTAGCATTTGGTAAAGCTACGCCAAGAGTCGCACCAGAACCAACGATACCTGAGAAGTCACCGGCACCCGTAGCACCTACACGTAGGTACGCCGCATCATCTTTAGCAACTGTGTCAAGCACTTTAACCCAAATAACACCTTCAGTCAGTAACGTCATGTCGTAACCGTCTGGTGCGCCTGTTTCGCCGTCTTGACGTGCGCGGTTCAACTCGTAAACTAATACACCGTTAAACTCTGCCGCTGTCGAAGCTTCGACTGGTAATTGTGCGCTTTGTTCGTCTTCAGTAACTAAACCTTTACCGTACGCGATTGAAGCGCCTGTTTTGTTTAGTTTTGAAATTTTGTTTCGTAACTGTAAGTCAGCTACTTGACCAGCGTACGCAACGCCGTGGTCGATTGTGTTACCACCAATAACAGCCATGATTATTCACCTTTCCAAGCGTTTTGTAGTTTCGCGCGATGCGCGTCGTATGCAGAGACTTTAACTTCTGCCGGTTTTTGTGCGTTCGCTGCGTCTAAAGCAAGCTTAGCGTGTTGGTCTTCTGGTTTATGCGCTGGGGTCGCTTCGGCGTCCACAACAGCCATGTCGAACGCAGCTTGTACGTAAGCTTCGGCTTTTTCAGACCAGTCGATTGAATCGCGTACCATTGTAAGCGCTTCACGTTGAATCGTTAATGTATCCACACTTTCACATGTGAATTTATCGCCCGCAACTTTACGTGCTTGAGCTTGTACGCTCGCAACGTCTGCAACGCGCTTAGCGATTGCTTCGTCGCTTGTCGCTAGTTCAGCGGCTTTAAGTTTCTCGGCGATGGTGTCACGCTCTGCGCTCGCTGCGTCTGTCGCGGCTTGTGCGTCGGTGACTTGCTTTTCTAATCGTGCAATTGAGTCAGTTACGAGCGCGGCAACCGCGGCGTCTTCAATCTCAATCGAGCGACCAGCGTCAAGTGTTACCTTGTTCATGGTTTTTACTCCGTGGTTGTCGTTGATACGGACTTGATCCCCGCCGCGACCGCGTTTAACGATTGCTACGTGGTTTACATCAATTCCGGTTTGTTTAAAATCGTAAGCAGTACCACAAGGTGCAACACCTTGCTCGGTTTTATACACCGCTGTATAACCTGGTGATAGTTGAGATTTACCGCTCTCAATGTCACGTATCGCATCGTCAGCTTTAATAATCATATCCACAGTGACAAAATCACCGTCCTGTGTCGCGCTGATAACGTGACCCACACTTGTCGCTTTGTACGACTTAGAGTCTACCATAGCTTTAGGGTGGTCGTTCGTTACGTCTACGTTTTCGTATGATGAGAGCGAATCGGTGTTAAACACTTCTTCGGCTGGGCGGTACACGTTCACAATGTCGGTCGGTGCGCGGTCGGTGAGTTCTAGCTCACTCGCTAGGTATTGGTAAACACCGGTACGAGCGGCACGACCTTTCACACGCAAAAAACCGTTATCCGTATAGGTACGAGATGACGGTGCGAAATCGAACGTGTCTGTAATGTGTAAATGCTTCAAGGTTGTACGTCCTCTGCTTTAATAGCTACAGTATAACGCGTTAACAATAATAGTTGCAAATATTTATTTACGTGTGTATAGTGACGTAACAGTCAATTAAATAAAGGGTTACAAGACGATGAACGACGAAGAGTTAGAACAAGCGATTGAGGACATTATCAGTGAGTGTGATTATGTGCACGTCTGGGATGATGAGATAGTGTTAGACGGTACGTTCACACACCAAGAAATCGTAGCAATCGCAGAGCTACTTAAAAAAGAGGGTCGAGTATGAACAGTCTAGAATTTATTAAACAGCACGTTAAGGAATGGTCTAGTAATTCCGAACAGGTGATATTGTGCACCGATGGTGACGTTATATTTGCAAATAGTAAGTCACCAACACCTGTGCACCGTGTTGACCTATCCGAACATTTCGCACCGAGCTACTACGACGGTAAGGTGTGGACGCGAGAAGAGTTTGAAGCGTGTGGTAAACTCACTGTGAATTGGGATAACGCACCAAGCTGGGCGACTAGTTACGGTGTTGGAGTTGGTATAGGTAGTCGACATGTATGGTACAACCACGAGAGGTACGCTTACGCAGACGAACCCGCATTCGAATATAGGTTCGACAATGGTGGTTCTCGTGATATTGATGAAATTACACATTATGCTAGCCGCCCGACACCTAGTATCGAACCGTCATCAGTATCAAGCAACAAGTACGAGCGTGAGCTTACCGACCGTCAAGGTAATTCAGCGACTATTGACGTTTATGACGTGTTACAAGCGTTTAACGTAACGTGTCCAGCTACACAACACGCTGTTAAAAAGTTATTATGTACAGGTGTTCGCGGTCATAAAGACGGTGACACGGATTTATTAGAAGCGCGTGAATCAATTACACGTGCTATAGAATTGAGAGGTTAATAATGTCAAGTAATATTATATACGTAGCGGGACCAATGACAGGTTACGATAATTTTAACCGTGACGCATTTAACGCTAAAACCGGAGAGTTAACCCGAAAAGGCTACACAGTGTTAAACCCAGCTATACTACCTAGCGGTTTGACCCAAGCACAATATATGGACATATGTTTGGCTATGGTGAGATGTTCCGACACCGTACACATGTTAAAAGGCTGGGAGAAATCCGAAGGCGCTGTGATAGAACACAACCTAGCTGTTAAAAGCGAGCATATCGAGGTGACGTATGAATAACGAATGGTACGTAAAGAAGCGCGACGAGATGTATCGCGCTTATAAAGCAGCTTTGGAAATGGAAGAACTACACGAAGCTGAACGATTATTCAAAGAGTACGAAACGTACGCTAAGTTGTGTGTACCTGCACCACCTAAAGCACCAGCGGCACCACAGAATGTGACGATAAAAGAAAACGGTAAGTTACCTAACCTGTGTGGAGGTGAGTCGTGATTAGATATTACCACAAAGATAGATTTTTAGGTTACGGGGTGGGTATTAATCCGTTATCGGGTTCTATAGTTTTAGTTACAGACGATAACGAATACCGAGCGTACCACCGTGAACAAATCACACATCATGTCGTGGGTAGCGATACGCTAGACGAACGAACGTTCGAAGTCGTAACGACCACGCCGTTAAACTACAACACACCTACCTGAGAACACCCTTACGGACGCGACCCGCTTTGATATTCGTGTCCACCTCTTCCTGACTCACCGGTACTGCTATACAACGACACTGTATCGGTTCACCTGGTTTTTGCGGTACGTTTTGGTCTACTATAGGCGGGTTGTCATATCTGAATATACCACGCCCGTAAGCGGTCACTCGTTTCGCAACGTGTTCGTGTCTGTCACGCACCCTCTCATCGTTTGAAGTTTCCCAGCGGAAATACTCAAACCCCGCCGCAGTCTGCCTCATCTGTGAAAGGTTTGAATTTATCTTATTTGATTGATCTCTCGCGATAAGCTTAGCGCGACGCTCCGTAACGCCGAATTGTTCCTGTAGTAACTTAGCGATTGCGCTTGGTCTTCCACCGGCGCGTACATTAGTCATCACGATACTATCAACTTGCGTTAAGTATTGCGCCGGTATGGATTCGATTAAACGCACATTATCGTAAATCGACGCCTGTACGTAGTCGCGCAACTCTGAGTTATCGACGAATATATCAATTCCTAAATCACGCTTCGTACGTTCAGCGTTTGTATTATTGGCCGTCGTAACGAACTTACGCGCGATACGAGTCGCAAGCGCGTTAAATTG